ATGATGCGTTTGCCTTTGAGTTTATCCATTAAACCGACACACCTCCATCCGTCATTTCCTGTAATTCAAAAAGCACCCTGGCAGACTTACCGTCCTCCAAGGTAACCTTATGCTTGGAATCCCAAGCAGCACTGTATTGATAAAATCCCTCTTTCGTCTCTGTGACACCGTTCTTGGTGCATTCCCTCACCGAAGCAAGAAGTGCCAGATCATCTTCTGCTGCCAGTGCATTTGGGAATTTTACTTTCTGTCCACCCACACCTTGGGAGAGCTGCACCGAGCCTGCCGCCATATCGGATTTCGGATAAATATGAATATCCAAGCCGCCGGAGGTTTCTCCAAGATTGCAGACAATCACGGTTTCCGCAGAACGCACCACGCCGTTGAACCACACCTTGGAGCCTTCCGCAAGTCGGCTCTCTGTGTGTGGCACATATCCTGTCAAGGCAGGTCCTTCCTGTAACTGCAGGTCGGTAAACCAAATCGTGCCGGAGCAGTTCGTGATGGTAGGTTTCACGGTAACGCTCACAACACGCATATCCTGCTTTTTGTTGATGACCTCTGCCAAACGGATAAATACCGGATTAGCCATCAAGCACCCACTTGATTTCGCAGGGATGACCTACCCATCCCGTGGCAACCGAACCTGGCTGCAGCAAAAGGTCTGTAATATATAAAGTGCCTGTGCAGTTGGTAATGCACACACGCACGGTAATTGATTTCACTTTGGAGAAGTAATTTTCAGGTGTTATCTTCTCCGATGTTTTATAAAAATAAGCCATAAGCACCTCCATCAGTAAAGGTCAATGAATCGGGTTTCGGTGCTGCCGTCCTCATATTCAATAACCACTTCAATTCCGACCTGTGCATCATCAGACAGTTTTTTCAAATCCTCCGATGCAATCTGCGCCGACAGTGTATAACTGCTGCGGTTGGATGGGTACACGGTCTGGGCAAGGCTTAAGGTCATGCCCTCAACGCCCACAGCCTTAAAGGATGCCGTGCCGGACGCACCGTTTTCTCCGTCAGCCTCGAAACCGGAACTGACCCAATAGGCAAGACCGTCATCGGCACGGGAGTTTCGCAGATGATTGAACGGCACAAGTTCACGGATATCGTTGTTGGATACCATGCCTGTACCTTCCAGAGCATCGGCAATGGTATCGATGGAACTGACCGAACTGCCGAGGTTTTTCAGTGTGGTGGAAAGTTCAAGTACCGTGTTCCAAGGCTCCTGCAGGTTGTATTCACGGCGCACGATACGGGTGGTAACCGATAACCCCAAATCCTTATCCTCCACTCGGACATAATCGCCCAAGTTCCAAGCCTCATGTTCATAGCCCGTCAGTACCGACAAGTCCATCGCATTTAGCACATAGGAAACGGAAGGCTTACAGTATTCCGCAAGGCGCATAGCCGTGTATTCCTTCATCTGATATGGATTGGTAAAGGAAGAACAATCCAAAGTGGTAATACGCACTTCCTTGGAATAAGTGAAATCCTCAAGGTAAGGCTTGCCGCCGTTGATGTCGGCAAAGGTCATGCCGTTGGCACCCGTGGCATAAAGCCTTGTTACAAGGGAGCGGGTATCCACAACACGCTCGATGCTTTTCATATTCTTCTTATAGGCAAACAAGGCACCGCTGTCCTTGCCGTTGACCGTCAGCAAATGCACCAGTCGGTTCGGACAATCAAATACAAGGTCACCACCGTGAAGATTGGCAACGCTGCGTAAGATGGAAAGTGCGTTTTTCTCCGAACTCGTCCAGGTACGTTTGGAAGTCACATTGACCGTTCCCACACTCCACTCCGTATCAGCAAGGGCATACGCCATAGCCACATCCGCCATTTCCGCATCAAACTTCTTTTCTTCCTTTCGGACAGAAAAAGTAAGGTCATAAAACTCCGCCTCGGCATACACCTGCGTTACCGTGTTTCCGGTGCTGTCCTTCACATCCGTAATGGTACGCACCTTATACACATCATCTACGATTTGGATTTTCTTTTCGTTTTCCAGATACTTTCGTTTGCTGTCACGGAACGGAATGGAAAAAGTCAGCGTGTCCTCGCCGTTGATTTCGCCCGTTACGATGATATCGTAGGCATTCTCCAAAATGGCCTCCCACGCTCCGTTATCATCAAGCACCACAGGACGGGCATAGCCGATTTTCTCATAAGGTGCTTTCGGAATGTCATACAAACGGATATCAATGAGTTTCGGTGTTTTGGAAGTATCCGAGGTAGTCAGTGTAACCTTGAAACGGATATAGTTTCGGTTCGGAGATTGCAGCTTGCCGTCCGTTCCCACAGCAACCCAATCACTCCAATCGGAGAGGTCATCACTGGTGGAGGTTTCCACCGAGGCGATTGCCGTAGTGCCTGCGATATATTCGCTTGTATAGGACACTTTGCCCGTGCCGGACAGACTGCACTCCGCCGCCTTGGTATAAAGCACACCGCTTTCAGGGTAAACACCGTCCGTTGCTTTTAAGGTTACACCGCTTGCATCGGACAGGGCATCTACATCGGAAGAACTGTCTGCACCGTTACAAAGGATGGTGGCATTGAAATAATCCACCAAATCATATGCCGTAAGTTGCGAATCGCAGTCCAAAAACCACTCGTCAAAACCACCTGCGTAATAATAGGTGTCGGCGTGCATACCGATAACAAGGTCAGCCGTACACTCTGTATTCAACGTTCCCGTGAAGGTCAGCATATCGGACTTCCAAACCACTCCTGCAGAACGGTCGCCCACAACATAAGTGAACTTCTTTTCATTCGGCTCAATCACACCTGCGATAAAATACCATTTGCCATTTTGCAGTGAAAATGTCGGCGTCACGGTCTTATCAAGGATAAGGCTGCCCGAAGAGTTATAAAGCATAATTCTCGGCTTACCGGAATACAGGGACAGGTAGAAAATCGGCTGTCCCGGACCGTAACGGGTATTAAATATCGGACAGAAAGTGTTACCCACGGAATAAGTGGTAGGACACATCCACCCACCCACGATGATACGCTCACCGAGGTTGGCAAAGATAGTGCCGTCATTGGTCACCTGCAGGTGGGTTTTCTCCGTGGTCGGATTGTTGATATTAAAACGAATCTGTCTGCCCTTGGGACTGTTGGAAAGGTTGGCGGTTGTTCCACTCCAGTTCACAACAGTAAAGTTTCTGCCATAGCCGGAGGAATCGGCAAGAGCCGTATCTTCATCCGGTGCAGACTCGTTAAATCGCCACAGACCGGAGGTGGCATACTCCGCAGGAAATTCTCCTGTGAAATCTGTCTGCTTGTTCAGTATCATTTTCAGAGCCATGCCGTCACCTCCATCTGCTTTTCGCTTGAATTTGTAATTCCGTCAGCGTGGCATTATTTACTTCCACTGTGACGATATTTTCTCCGACAGCAAGGGTCGGAAAGTTCAGTTCCTGTAAATACGGCAAACCGTTTCGTAAAGTCTCGCCGTTTTCATCTACCACATAGGCTGTCATTTTATCGGTATCCACAACAAGGGTTTCTCCTTCAGAGAGCGTTGCGTTTACGATTTTCAGTTCCGAGCCGTTTGTGGTAATGCTGATATAGTTGCTTGCTCCTGCCGTTATCACACCGCTGATGCAATACACAGGCAGGGACTCTATGTTGCCGATAGCACGGCTTACGGTATGGATACCTTCCTCTTTGATGGAGAAAGTTTCATCCGTAATGGCATAGGCAAAAGGGTCAGGACAGAAAAACTTCAAATCAAAAGAGCCTGCCGAGCGGATGAGCCTTTCACAGTCCACCGCATCGTTAAGCCTTGCCATGAAGTATCTGTCCGGCACATCATCAAAAATAAGCTGACGCAACCCCTGCACAGGGTCAAGCCAAGCTGCGATATCATCCAAGGCGGATACCAAAGCCGTAAAATTCGCCTTGGGGTAAATGTTGCAGTGGACATTAATTTCACGGTAGTCGAAATCAGCACCGAAATCTGCCACACCGTATTTGCCTGGCACGGTGGTGGTAAAATTACGCATCTTACCACACACCTGCCAGGAAGTCAGGCGGGCTTTGATGCCCATGCTGCCCGACGTAATGTCATTAAAAATAAAACCCATAGGTCAAAACCCTCCTTTATGCCGTAGTGAAGTGTCCCTGTGCACGGGAGCCACTCTGAATCAAGTTGTAAAGTTCCTGGGAAATCTTACGGATATCCTCTTCACTGCGGACAATCATCTGCTGAATGGTAATCAATGCACCTCCACCGAATCCTGCACCGGATACCGTGTCATTGCGGTTGACCGTACCATTTACACTAAAGTCCGTAGGAAGTGCCGTGGTCATATCATCTGCAAGGCTGTGCATCACATCGTTGATGTCCTTGCTCATACCTTCAGCGGCAGCAACCGCATCCTTACCATTGGTATTGATGGAGCCTGCCAGACCTTCCACAAGCATTTCACCAATCCACGCCATTTCATCCGAAGGCGAATGGATACCGAAGAAGTCGCAGATACCGTCCCAAATGGAAGAAATCCAGGAGGACACCTTATTCCAAAGCCAGGATGCCAGGGACTGGATACCTTGCCACAAGCCACGGACAAGGTTTGCGCCCACGCTTGCAAGCTGCGATACACCCTTACCGAAAGCATTCACTAAGCCGGACAGAATCTGCGGCACGGCTTTTACGATTTCCACGATGATGGTCGGCAGGTTCTTTATTAAGGAAATAAAGAGCGTCACGCCTGCCTGTACGATTTGCGGAATACTGCCAATTAAGGCATTTACCACAGAACCGATGATTTCCGGGATTGCACTCACAATGGTTGTAATGATTTCCGGCAGTGCCTGAATAAGTGCTACGAGCAAATCAATGCCCGCCTGGATGATTTGAGGGATTGCCCCAAGCACCGCTGTGATAATACCCTCAATAATCTGTGGGATTGCCTCCACGATTGCCACAATGATTTCCGGCAATGCGGAAACAAGCGAAGTCAGAAGCTGAATGCCTGCGTCTATAATCTGCGGAATCGCACCAATGACAAATTCCACAATGGCGAGAATAATGGAAGGCAGAGCCTCTATCAAAACAGGAATCGCCGTAAGCAAACCATCTGCAAGACCCTGTATAAGCTGCAAGGCCGCATCCAATATCATCGGTAAATTGTCAATCAGACTCTGCACAATGGTAATAATCGCCTGTACTGCTGTTGGAATCAGTGTGGGGAGAGCCTCACCAATACCCTGTACCAGGGACATCACTATCTGAATGGCCGCATCAATCAGCAACGGCAGATTTTCAATCAGAGTATTTACGATGGTCATCACTGCATCGATTACCACAGGGATAAGTTCCGGCAGCATGGTAAGTATGGTATTCAGCACCTGTGAAAACAGGTCAACCACGGTATCCAAAAGGGTCGGAAGAAGTTCTCCCACCGTTGCAAGCAAGGCGTTCAGAGCCGTTGGCAGTGCTGCTATGATGTTTTCGATTACAGGAGTGATATTTGTCAGTACATCCTGGAACGCATCCACCACATTGTTACAGAGCATTTCAATGTCTGCATCTGCATTACCGAAACCGACGATAAGGTTATCGATGGCAGCCTTCATGGAGTTCAAAGAACCCTCAATGGTGTGTTCCGCCTCGGCTGCCGTTGCACCCGCCACACCCATGCTCTCTTGAATTACATGGATAGCGGAAACCACATCTGCATAAGAACTGATATCATACTCAATGCCGGAAATTGCCTGTGCATCGGCAAGCAGACGTTCCATTTCGGTCTTGGTGCCGCCGTAGCCGAGTTTCAAGTTGTCCAGCATTGTATAATTCTGCTTGGCAAATCCCTGGTATGCGTTCTGGATGAGTCCGATGTCCGTACCCATCTTATTGGCGTTATCCGCCATGTCTGTAATGGCCATATCCGCATACTTTACTGCCGCCTCGGTATCTCCTCCAAGGGAAGAAATAAGGGAGGCAGAAAAAGATGTGACCGTTGACATATAGTCGTTTGCCGACATACCCGCCGTCTTATAGGCGTTGTTTGCATATTCCTGCAGTGCAGCAGAGGAATCCTTAAACAGCGTATCGACACCACCGACCAACTGTTCATATTCTGCGTAGGATTCTACCACTGCTTTTCCAAGGGAAACTGCGGCGGCAGCGGCAGCCGTGACCACCGCTCCCATTGCCACACCGACGCCTTTTAAGACAGAACCGAGGCTTTCAAATTTGCCCTTATTCTTTTCAGCGGAATCTCCGGCATCATCCAGTTCCTCGCTCATATCGTCGGCACTGTCAGCGACATCGTCCATTTCACGCTCGGCATCATCAAGTGCTGAATTGTTACGGTCGAGTTCACGTTCCATATCGTTAAGCGCCGCCGTAGCATTATTAAGCTGAATCTGCCACTGCTGTGTTCTGCGGTCATTTTCTCCGAAGGACTCGGAGGCATTGGCAAGGGCAGAACGGAGCGTTTCGATTTTCTGTTTCTGTGCC